CGTATTAGGGCAGATCTCTGGGTTCAGCTTCTTTCTGACCGAAACTTTCTCGCCCCAAAGGATGTCAGGAAGGGCGGTCAGGAGTTTGTCCGTTATTCTTGCGGTCAACCTATGGGCGCCCTAAGCTCGTGGGCTGGACTAGCAATGGTCCATCATGCTATCGTCCAGTTCGCTGCAAAGCGAGCTGGCTTCACGTGTTGGTTCACTGCATACTTGGTACTCGGTGATGACATAGTCATTGCCGATGCCTCTGTAGCGGATCAATACCTAAAGGTCTGTGCCGAATTCGCGATCAAAGTAAGTCTGAGCAAATCTCTGATTTCCAGAAATGGATTAATGAATTTTGCGTCACAGACTCTACTAGGGTCTACCAACCTCTCTCCTATCTCTTTCGGTGAAGAGCTTGTAGCTCAGAACTGGGCGAGACGGATTGAGATGGCAAAACGGATAGATCACAGATACGGTGGTGGTGAATCGGGCTCTGCGAAGAGTTCGATGCTTACGCTGCGAAGGGCCGTGACTGCTAACCAGTGGGCTTCCCTACAAGGGGAGCTTACTGGCGCGGTAAGTGAAGCTAAGCTTCGCTTCATACGGTTCATTCTGCAGAATCCGTTCAACTCCTTGACAGAAGTTGACAGACTCCACATAGATTCCCTTATGGAATGGCTGGGGCTATTATGCCCTCAGCTCTTCCGGGTCTCCCGTAGTCAGCTAGACTCGTTGAAAACAGCGATTATGGCTGCATTGTGGGATGACTTAAAGAATACCGTGTCCAAGAGGATTTCCGAATACTCAGCAGGAGTGAAAACTTCTGCCGAAATCGTTAATCGCTCGGGTTACGGTACCTTTGAGTCTGGGACTAAGCTTTGGCGGTATCTCTCAACCTGCGTATCCGACCATCTGAAGAAATTCAGAGAAGACGTTTACGCAATAGAGGATGCCATCAAGGCAGAGAGCACTATTCCACATCTCGCCATAATTGGCGATCTGTGGTTAGCACTCAGTAGGATCCCACCCGTGAGCTCAGCCTTTGGTGACGATCCGAGGTTAAACCTCTTTTCGTTTATCAAGGGTCAAACTCTGGGTGAAGACCTACTGTCCTGTCCCGTTAGAGTCGGTAAGCTTGGAGCCGTTCAGGGTAAACTTCCTGCACCAAAAGTGCCGAAAGAAACCTTGCGCGCCCCCTTGCAAGCCCTTCTCTTGGGAGTAGCGAGAGCTCTAGGAGTGTTCCTCCCGGCTATGAAGTTAATAGATCGTCCCGTCTCCGGATCTTTTGGACAGGTCTTAAAGACCTCTCTTCTAGAATTCGAAGACAACAGGGCAATGCGAGATGCATCGCCATGCTGGCAATCATCTCCATTGGTTCCGGTAGTGATACCGGTACCAATACCGGAGGTTCTCTCCCTTGTTGGTCCTATTGAGGATGACTAGCCTTCTCTCACCCAAAACCCCTAACCAAGATTGGTAACCTTGATTAGGTGTCTTAAGGTTGCTTAACAAATCTCACGATTTGAAAAGTTGAGGAAACTAGGATCACTCAACTGGCTTTCGGGCCTGGAAAGCTTTTATGCAATCCTGGCCACCATGAGCAAGTCGCCTAGTGGTACTGTGATGGGTAACCAAAGCAGTAGGCCCGGTTAGACTGTATCTTGAGATCAGCCTGGCATAGCCAGATAACCTCTTAATACGAGCCGTATTATGGGATAAATCGCCTTTCGATGTATAACCAAGATCGATTGGAAGAGACGCTGAATCGGTTAACTAGTATGGTTTGGTCCTCGTAAGAGGTCTAGACTTTGCTAGATCATAATATGATATCCGAATACATTCGCCGGCTACCAATCCACGGCTTGTAGGCCGCGTAAACCTCCACGTTAAACGGGGTAGGTTCCCAATTACTTATAATTGGGTGGAATCCTGGGTACAGCGATATTGCGACCTGCTTCGGCAGTCCCCC